CTCCCCAGAAGCAGATCCACTCAACGCTTCCAACAAATAATATTCTGGAGTCACATTGGCAGTGAACACTGCTGTGCCTTTCGGGTTCGATATAGTCCAATCGGCAGTTCCCAAATAAGTCACCGATCTTCCAAACTGGGAAACCTCCAACTCGTCACTCCAAGACTCTGTTGGTGCCATTGTAAGTCCTGAATGAGTGGCCAGCCCCAAATACCTAGAATTTGAATTGATCTCAGGCGAAGAAAAGGAGGGCAGAATAGAAATCTGCATATTAGACGCAGGCTTCTCATCGGGTTCGTTAGACATACCCAACAAAGACATAACTTTAGCTGAAGCTTTACTGATAGCTCCTGCCTTAGCTAAATACCCACCTATAATAGGGATAGTCTTACAAGAAGCTAATACCTCTCCTGCCGCAGAAGCAACGCCTGAAGTTAACACCAAGCTAGGACCTTCCAATTCAACGTCTGTCATCCATGCAAAAACATTAATGGTAACAACACCACCAGTCAAGGATTGAGCGACCTGCAATGGCACGGCAGTATTGAACAACAATGATCCAAACTGGTATAGCTCCAACGAATTATTAGCAAATGTATTATCCACATATGGGTAAGATCGCAACTCAATAAACTCCTTCGGATACAAAAATGGAATCTCAAAATCCAACGTATTGCAATCCTGTGGATATAGGAAACCATTAAGCCTCTGCGTACTGCGCATAAGGGCGGATTGAGTTCCTTTTGCAAAATCTCCATAAGCAGATATACTTGCCCCTGAAAACGAATTGATACAGTCGTAGTTTATTCGCCCAACTGTTGAATTTCCTTGTTCAGTCGTTAAAGGGGCCCAAGAAACATTTAAAGCACCAAAATGAAAAGGAGAAGCATTAGCTTCAATTTTCAAGTGAAGGTTACCTCTTAACCTGCTATATCCCTTCAATTTGTCCCAATTGGATGTAATAGAAGGATCAAAGAACTGGGCAAGAGGAGAAATGTGTGTATTAATAGTACCTCCCTCAATCCATGGCAATGTCTGGATCAGTTGAGGCCTAGAAAACCACTCAGTAATTGATGCTTTAACACCAGAAACCAAAGGCACAATATTAGTGCCAGAATCGATTATATCTTCTACCGGATCGTCAAAATTAATAATTTGGTCAGCAGTACTATTTCTAAAATCGAGTTTTTGTACTAATTACTCGAAGTTGTGTGTTCCTAAGTATACCACTCTCAAATTTAGAGGATTGCTCATGGTAGTTTCTTGATCTGTCCTCTCACCATTCCGGAACTAACGGCTAAGTAACTACAAATCAAAGACTAAGAAGATAAACAAAGTTTGCCGATAGCCAAAAATTCCCCACTTTTCATAATCGCTTGGGGTTTGCGAAATTGCACAATCCTAATTGACCTTTTCCAAACCAGAGGTCCACTGGGTTCCCATTTTTCTATAGCGGCTGGGGAACCGCATTACGAAAAGTTTCTAAGAGGGGCCACTCGGAAGGGGGGATTCATTCTCCCCCTCCGGCCCATCAATGAAGTAAAAACCATCAAAAGCACCGACATTGTCAGGTTCATCCGAATCGATAAACCTATTATCCAATAATGGAACAACACCGGCGCCCGCAGGCTGATCTTCGGGAATCCTCCGCATGAAATAAACCCACGCGGATTCTTGGATAGAAACCCATCGTAAAAATCCGTCTGTAAACGTCCGACGTAGAAAAGTCAAGCCATGATACATAAAATCGCGATTTGCCGCGTTAAAAACGTTAGACCACTCAGCATTATATGTGACATAGTGACTTCCAGAAGTCTGAATTAGCCTAGCTTGTCTAAATAAAGTGTCAAAACGAGCCACATCGGCATCAACAAAACGATCACGAATTTGCTGTCTTGGGTGAAATTTATCAGTGGGCCAACCTGCAACCTCACAGTAATCAAGGATATCCTTATGAATCCTCGCGCACTGCACATCGTCGTAATGACAAGCATTTTCCCAAATCGAAACAAAAGTGGACAATCCATGATCCATGTCCGTTTCATGAGAAGCCATCCAACAATTAAAAGTCTTAGAAATAGACGAAATGTCAAGAGGAGCAAAAACATAGCCACCTCTCTCCACAAATAACCTTTTCAAAAATCCAACGTCCTCATGAACATCAAATTTCCTATCAGGTTTAGGTTCCGACTTATCTGCAGGAGTGTACTTCACACCTATTGTTGCAAGTTGAACATGAATGGCCCAAAAATCAAAATTAGCTACGCTAGCGTGCACGGCAATCAGATTATCGTCACCATAAGTCATCATGCGGATTTGAACGAAAAAGACGGATACATCATTGCCAACTCCAACCCAAACGTACATAATAAACAAAATGTTAACAATACAATTCACATGCACAGTCAAAGGATTACCAGAAGGGTTAGTACCTGCAATCGAATAAATATCTCCATCAATGATAACAGTGGGATATATCGCCTCAGCAGCCCAGGATCGACACGCTTGAAGTTCCTCTTCGGAGTAATTACCTGAAGCCTCAAGAAGAGATATAATAACTGCATAGGCTGCGCTCGTAAATACTGGTGACATATTCTGATCAAAATTCGAATAATCACCTGCAATCAACCGATGCTCACCAAAAATAGTTATAAATCTCCATAAAAGGCCCCAGATCTTTGAAGAGCAATTCATACCAACGGCTGCCCATGAAATAAAGGGATTACGCTGAGCAATACGAATGTAAGAGCCAAACAACATCCGGCCACCTAAAATAACGTACAAATTAGCTGCGCAAAACATGCGAGGACCGCGTGTCTGATTCTTCTCAGGAGAAATTGGCTCATCCTTTTGAGTTCCCTTATAAGGATAATTAAGGGGACACTTCTCAATCAAACACAAAAAGTAACGACAAAATTGTTGTTGCATTTCGTCAGTCAAAAAGTACTCGTATCCGCTTGCTCGAACTTCAACTGGTACAGGTCGAACTTCCAAAAGGTCGGATTTCCGCGTATTCCACGGATAACCAGCGCTCGTATCCATCTTCAATCTCTCAACCCACGTGACCTTATCATTACCATTAATGGCATCTGCCAGGCTAAGTGTGCTTAACAATTTTAACTCACTTCCATAGGCTTTAATCCAATGATCCGATAATACAGTCGATATCTTATCAACCCGATCAACGTCAATCTCTGAACTGATCTTGCTAATTTGAGTTAAATAATTGCGTTTAGATTTCCAGTCAAAAACGGGCTTCTCTTTATCACAAATATACCCCCTCTCTCGGAAGAAAGATCTGTAGGGAGGGTGAGCAAACTTTGAGGAAGGGCTACCAACAGCTTGCTGAAGGGTCATCATAAACTGAAAGTTCCACTGCTCCAAACCAGGGTATAGGAGCGGGCAAGAACGAGTGGGAGCTGCAGTCACAGATGGGTATTGTTGGTTCTGGTCGACGACAAAGTCTCGAGGTACATCGGAGAACTGATTAAGTTTCGACTTCTTTGATAATTTGCTGATGGCGTCCTTCAATTGAGTGCGCCCAATAAATGTTGTCAAAACAAGTGAGAAATCGTCCTTATCAGCCATCGTCTGAATTCCTAAAATACAAACACCACTCGAGCTAGAAACAAAAGTTGATCCACTCATACCTTGAGGGGACTCTCCCTCCGCTCGCCCGAAAAATGAAGGGCAATTCATATAACCAGGAGGAAAATCAGGCCCAAATGAAGAAACTCTCTCCACCCAATTCTGAAAATTATTTGTACCAGCAGGGCTAACCAAATGAGCGGCACCGACACACACATCAACTTGCCTCCCATCGGTTAGTGAGACCTTTCGCTTCTTAAAGAAATGATTCTTCTCGACAAAATAATCGACTAATGAACGCCGAGAAGTCATAGACGGAATAATCACTAAAGCCCAGTCCTCTTCAACGTT